AAAACATACGAGAAGCTAACTGAGCAATTTTGGCTAGCTACTCGTATGCCAGTATCAAAAGATAAGCCTGATTGGGGAAGACTACCTGATAAAGAAAAAAGATTGGTTGAAAAAGTATTTGGTGGACTGACGTTATTAGATACTTTGCAATCAGAAGAAGGAATTAACGCACTACGTAAAGATGCGCATACTCAACACGAGATAGCAGTTTTAAATAACATTCAATTCATGGAGTCAGAACATGCTAAATCATATTCTAGTATTTTCTCTACATTGAATAACATGAAGGAAATTAGGGATATTTTTGAATGGATTGAGGTACATGATACACTTCAGAAAAAAGCTGACATGATCAATACAGTATATCAAACCGGAACTCCATTGCAAAAGAAGGTAGCGAGTGTTTTCCTAGAATCTTTCGCTTTTTATTCCGGATTTTATACACCATTGTATTATCTTGGAACACAGAAACTAATGAACGTCGCTGAAGTAATCAAGCTTATCATTAGGGATGAAAGTATCCATGGAGCTTATATAGGATATAAATTTCAACGGAGATTTAATGAATCTACTCCAGAAGAGCAGCAAGAAATTAAAAATTGGGCTTATCAGTTCTTGTATGAACTGTATGCAAATGAGTGTAAATACACCGAGTATCTTTATGATGAAATCGGTTGGACTGAAGATGTAAAAGTATTTTTAAGATATAACGCAAATAAAGCATTAATGAACTTAGGGTTAACACCTTTGTTTCCAGACTCTGTAGACGAAGTTAACCCAATTATATTAAATGGTATTTCAACAACTACAACTAATCACGATTTCTTTTCAGCGGTAGGTAATGGATACTTAATGTCAGTTGTAGAGAGCATGAGAGATTCAGATTACGATTATTAAAATAATAGTGAAGGTCAGTTGGATTATGGGGATGGTTCAACTGGCTGAATAACTATATATAGTGTTGGTTAGTTCTGATGCGTCTGTATATTGATGTTAATTCGTGATAAAAGTTGGATTTTAATTCGATCTAAAAATTAGGAGGAAATAAATTAATGACAGATCAAAATAATGTAATGTATCAAATGGTAAGAGAGTTCCACAATGCCTTCGGTCATAAGATGGCTGATAAACCTACAGTAATTAACGAGGAGACAGCATTAAATCGGGCAGTATGGACAGGCGAAGAGCTAGTTGAATTTCTATATGGAACAGTTGGCGGAGACTTAGATAAGTTTGAAGTATTATATGATGCATTTAAACAAGGACTAGACAAAGCTGCAGATAAGATTAGAACTGAGAAGAAACCTGTAGATGATATCTTAGTTGCTCAAATGGATGCTTTGATTGATGTTGAATACTTTAACCAAGGAAGCTTCACTATTGCTGGAGTTGAACCTTTTAATCTATTTAAAATTGTACAGGAAGCTAATATGGGAAAGCTTTTTGCGGACGGCAAGCCTAGATTTAGAGAAGAAGATGGTAAGATAATTAAACCTCCGCATTGGGAAGAAAACTTTGCACCAGAGCCTAGATTAATTAAAGAGATTGAAAGACAAATAACTAATAAAGAAACTACACAAAGTAGACTGATAAACGCATTATATACTATTGATGAAGATAATTCAGATTACAAGGAAAGGAAACAAAAATGGACTAAATTGTTTGAACTAAATTCAGGTGTTAAATTAGATAACCCAACTAATTTAATAGTGACCAAGAAAAATAATGATAACAAATCAGTTGATTTAACTATTACATGGGATACTGTAAGCCAATATGTCGATGGGTATTTAATCTACCTACACTCTGATGTAACAAATGAAAAGTACGTATTTGGAAGTGATCTTGGAAATGAAATAGTCACTGTTGTCAATTCATCAAAGAGTTCATACACTTTTCCAAGTTTACCGTTAAATAAATATTACTCAGTTGGAATTAAAGCATATATCTCATCAGAAAACGAGATTCATTCAGAATTAGTCACACTTAATGAAGCAGTTTAAGTTGATTAAATAAATTAAACTGAACGAAATAGTATAAGCAAAGGGAGGGGATTTCCTCCTTCTTTATATAAATAAATTATAAGTGAGGTACACAATGTCAGTAGGGGATAAAATATTAAAAAGCAACTTACAAAAAATATTAACAAGTGGAAAGTCAGATATCGGTCATAATGTTAGACCAAAATGGGATGACGGAACACCAGCCTATACTCTTAAAACATTTGGTGTGTTGAATGAATACGATTTAGAAGAAGAATTCCCAATTGCCGGATTACGTCCTACTGCATGGAAAAGTGGCTTAAAAGAGGACTTATGGATATATCAAGATAAATCAAATGATGTTGGATTACTGGAAGAAAAGTATGGAGTAAAGTATTGGAAAAGTTGGGCTAATGAGCAAAACAATTTAGGATTAGCTTACGGTAGGCAAGTTTCTTATGAACATCAATACAAAGAAGGTTACTTTGATCAGATTGATAGACTTATTTTTGATTTAAAGAATGATCCATATAGTCGAAGAATGATAACAAACTTATACAATCATCAAGATTTACATGGTATGACACTTTATCCATGCGCTTTCCTAACCATGTGGGATTATGATGGCGAACGATTAAATATGACTCTAGTCCAGCGTTCTTCGGATTATTTGGTCGCAGGGAATATCAATGTGACACAGTATGCTTTATTGTTGCATATGATTGCTCAGTCAACAGAATATAAGGTTGGCAAGTTTCATCACTATATTAATAACTTACATATTTATGACCGACATATTGAGCAGGCAAAAGAAATTCTCACAAGAGAAGAATGCGTAGCTCCTAAGTTAATTATTGATGATTCAATTAAGAACTTTTATGACTTTAAGCCGGAGCATTTCACTTTAGAGGGGTATAAACCACACTCACAGATTAAATTGGATGTGGCAATATAATGGCTAAAGAAAATCCAGTATATGTGAAGGGACGTCCAGGTAGTTTTAAATATTGCGATAAAAACATTATAGGTGTTTATATAATAATAAATGATAAAACAAAAGAATTTTATATAGGATCTTCTACAGATATAAACAGAAGAATGTCTCATCACTTCGCTAACTTAAAAAAGAATAAAAGCAATTGTGAAAGGTTACAAGAAAATTATAATTGCTACAATCATGAAGACTTTTCATTTTATATACTGTATCGAAGTGATGACGAAGAATACATAAGAGAAAAAGAGCTAGAGTTACTTGAAGATAATTACGATAATCCTTTACTACTTAATACAGCAACAGTAAACAATGTGTGGATAAATGATAGAAACCCATCAAAAGTTAAATCATTTAAAAGTAAGCTATCCAAAGCAGCAAAACAAAAAACAGGAAGTAAGAATCCATTCTATGGTAGACATCATACACAGGAAACTAAAGAAAAGCTAAGAAAGGCACATAAAGGAAAATCAAACCCTACGTGTCAAAAAGCTATTGTAATTAACGGAAAACTGTATGCCTCCTTAAACAGAGCTAGTGAAATACTTAAGATTTCTATACCTACAATTTCACACAGGGTTCATAATGAAAATCCACTTTTTATTAATTGGTATGAGTATAATGGCGAAGTAATTATTAAAGATCATCGATTATTGTTTAAAGAAAACACTAAACCTTCAGGACTGTATGAAATCGAAGGTAAGTTATTTGTAAACAGTAAGAATATTATGCAAGAATATAACCTCAAGGTCAGTACTATGAACCACAGATTACAAAGTGAGAACTTTCCAGAGTGGAAAAGAATAATTTAATGGAGGTAGCAATTTGAGTATTAACCTCATAGTATGTCACGATAGAGCAGGTTCTATAGGATATCAAAATAGCCTCCTAGCTCATCAATCTGAAGACTTAAAACGATTCAAAAAGTTAACTTTAAATAATTATATAGTTGTTGGCTCTAGAACATACGAAAGTATAGGTAGACTTCTCCCTAAACGTCACAATATTATCCTAAGTCGAAACAAGAAATATAAAGTTGCTCCGGGTGGATTTGTTAGGAACTCCTTAGAGGAAGTAATAAAGGAATATAAGCTAAATAACAACGAACAAGAACTATTCATATGCGGAGGAAGCGAAGTCTATAAGCAGGCTATTCAATACGTTGATAAGATGTACATAACGATTATTGATCATGAATTTGAGAAGGTGGATTCACACTTTATCGAGTTTGATATGGATGATTGGGAAACAGTTAATTATGAGAAGCATCCTGCAGATGAGAATAATGAGTATGATTATTGGTTTATTACATATAAAAGAAAATAATACGACGAGGTGGTATCCATTACTAACAATAACTTAATTTTAAAAAGAGCATTAAAAGTTATCGACTCAAAAGAACCAAACAATATAATGAAAAAGTTAACGTATTCTCACGTAGTAGCATTGAGAGCAAGGATCACTGAGTTGGAAACAGTAAATGATGAGTATAAGAAGCTACATGAAATGACTCCTACTATAACTCACTTAACTAAGGCTGTATTAGAAGAAGAGGCTGAAAGGTCTAAGAAATGGCAACAAGAAACAATTGAGCTTATGCAAGAGAATAATGATACTAAGAAAGCTCTTAATAAAGCATTGGATAAGATTAAAGAATTAAAAGAGGAAAATAAGAAGTTAATGGACTCACTTTAAAATAAATAAATTAATTAAATGGTTGGTGATTAGTTGGATAACGCACTTAAATTAACACTTCCCTTGCCAGTATCAATAAATAAGCTATACATAAACCAAGCTTCTTATAGCCCTAAAACAAGATCAAGGGTTCCTACAGGCAAGAGGATTATGAGTTCAGAAGGTAAGAAAGTTAAGAATAGCATAATTAAAGCAGCAAAAGAACAAATGAAAACTCAACAATGGGACTACGAATTAACCAAAGAACGATACTTATATCTAGATACATACATATACATGAACCGTTTAGGAAGAGATGACAATAACATATATAAGCTACTCAACGATAGCCTTGAGAAGATTGTTTATGACAACGACTCTAGGATACTCACACGCACACAGAAGATTTTAATAGATACAGAGAATCCAAGAGTTGAAGTTTCGTTAAGACCCGTTGAGTACATAGGAATATTTGATCATGAAGTAAAATTACATAATTTTGAAAGTAATTGTATGACTTGTAAAAGGTATTCGAGGAATTGTTCAGTTCTTAAGAAAGCAAAAGAGGGACGTATTCAAGAGGAAATAAACAGTGAATTGGAATGCAATAAATACAGTCTTAAAAAGTAATGGGACAATCCAAGTTATACATACAGATACAGTAAAAGAAAGGATGATACATAATGACTACACGTAAAAAGGAATTGCTTTCAGTTAAGGATATCATGGAAATTACAGGTCTAGGGAGAGAAAAAGCTTATGAGCTTTTATATTCTGGAGAGTTTACAGTATTTAAATTTGGAAATAAGTTCATGGCACTAGAGAAAGACTTCTATGAGTGGCTATTTAATGAGAAAAAGAAGACTAGTAAATATCTATTTAAAACGAAAGGACTCAAATAGAGTCCTTTTAATTAGGAGGTTTTATTGTGACATTATCACATTATGGTATAATTAAATGTAATCACCGCACATTAATTAACGGATGTGATGCGCTATGACTGATATCAAATTTGATGAAAAAAGAAACAGTTACTATTTCGTTTATGACGCAGGACGAGATCCTATTACAAACAAACGTAAGCAAATTAGAAGAACTGGCTTTAAAACAGTCACAGAAGCAAAACGGATGTTAAAAGATATAATTGCTAATGCGGAAAAACTTAAACTAACTCCTACAAATTTAATTAATTTAACCTTTGAAGAGTATGCTTCCAAGTGGATTCAAGATAAGAAAATAAGTCTTCAACACAGTACTTATACTGTTACCATGCAAAATTTAAAAAATAATGTGTACCCTTATATTGGACATGTTAGGTTAAAAGAGTTCAACCAAGATATCCTGCAAAGTTATATCAACGAACTTACTAACAAAATAAGTAAATATGATAAAAAAATGTCACCACATACTGTTCACCGAATATGGAGTTACGTTAGAGAAGTGCTTTATAAAGCTTCAAAGAAAAAAATAATTGATTTAGACATCATGGATGATTTATATCTACCTGCACTAGAATCTAATGTATCAGTATGGCAAAAGCATGACATTGAAAGGTTTTTAAATGCTTATGGGAATGTAAAGGGGCTCTCTCGGCACTATATAGGGATTGCTATATCTGTTCTAACTGGAATGAGAATGGGCGAGGTACTTGGTTTAAGATGGAAAGATGTTGACTTTGAGAACCGAACTTTCACTATCAGACAAACCCTAGTGTTAAAAGAAGGAGGAGGTGTTTATTCTCTTGAACCTAGAGCTAAAACTAAATTCTCTAAAGCTACTTTTGTTGTCCCTAATCGATTGATTGAAATGTTAATGAATCATAAAAAGTTAATCGAAGCAGATAAACAGAGGCATGCGAAAGTTTACAGTGATAATGATTTAATTGTCTGTTCTAGATATGGAACTTATTTAAATCCTGCGAACTTTAGAAAGTATTTTAAACATACTATAAAGTTGTTAGATTTACCTTACATTAGGTTCCATGATTTACGTCATACTCACGCAACTTTCTTAATTAGTTCTGGAGTAAACCCTAAAGTTGTACAGGAAAGATTGCGGCATAAAGATATTAAAACTACCCTTGGAACGTATAGTCATGCATTACCTCAAATGCATAATGATGCAATTGATAAATTTGAGGATTTATAAGGTGATAACAAGATGTGATTATTTTGTGATAATCTGAGTGACTAACAAAAAGGATGTTTAAAAACCTTGGTAAATCAACGCTTTTAGATATAATGTTTCGACAGCCTCAATCAAAGGCTGAACAAGATACAAATAAACATTTTACTTTAATTTTAGTCAACCATAAAGCTTTAGAAACGCTGATGTATAGCGGAAAACCTTGGTAGGACAAGGGTTTGAGGGTGTGTAAGTCACGAATTAGCAATGGATTTTAACTTACCATTTTGTACTTTTTTATAACAAATTATTCCTTTAATTCACATTTTGCGGTGATTATTTATGTGATTATAGGGTCGTTTGGGACAAGCTGTGACTATGAATGTGATAATGGTGATTATATAAATATGCGTCAATTTGTATAATCATACTAATTTAAAAGATGTGAGATCGGGTATATCCTGGTCTCTTTTTTCATGTTAAGGGAGTGGGGAAGAGGTAAGAAGGGAGGTTTATTAATTCTACGCAATAAGAGATACTTATATTTTTCTCTATAAAACATTGCTTTTATTATAAATATTCTTCATAAAACACTATTCGTTCTTTAAAAAGTGCGTTATAATTTCTTTATAACGAACAAATGAAAGAGTGTGTAATTATGGATTATAAATTTATTACCGGAATGAGAGTATATGTTTATAGCTTTAGATTGAATATTAACAAACTTAAGGAAGATATGTATGGTTATATTGAATATGCAGAGGACATATTAGAAGAAGATTGGTTAAGCGACAATGAGTACGAATATCAAAATTTGAGTATTGTATTGGATAATGGTAAATCTATTAATGTTAATGGGAATGCTTCTTTCTTTAGTTATAAAGCTATTCCAGTAAAAGAGCTAAATAAAATTATAAAAAAGCAAGAATTAATAATCCAGTGAAGATATTTGTCCTCACTGGATATTTTTTATGAATGACCAGCAAACCAATTGTAATCAATATCAGGTTCGAGAATTATAAACGACCAAATAGGAGCATCTACATAGTCGATACTAACGCCGTTCCCTGTATCAATATAAATAGGTGCTCCTCCGTTTATACGAACTCTACAAGGCTGATTAGGGTTCGAGAATGTAAACTTATAAAAACTATAGGGGACAGTATGTCCTTCGGGTCTCATCGGAATTACTTCTTCATTAGCGTTACTCTTAAGAATGTCTGAGGAGCCTAAATAACCACTACCTAGTCTATATCCGTACATATATCTT